AAATGAAACGATTCATCTTCAATCACCATTTGACAACCAAGACCTGTAATAATAGGAATATGTAATCTCATTTCGGGGTCACGGTGCCACGATAAACAAGACCTTGGTGGTTTCATAAGAAACCTTACTCTACCTAATTTAAATTTTGATGTGATTTGATTATAGACTTCTTCAATATATGTACCTTTAAATTCAGGACATAATTCAGTATAAAGATGTTCTTGTACTGGCTCTAATCTTTGTTCTTCTACATTTGTACTATCTGGATATGTCCAATATAGTCCACGAATATTACCGCCTGTAATTGAGTTTTCGTCTCCAGGAATTCGGTTTACGCATATAGCATTAAAGTCACGTAGCGTTTTATCGTCTTTACGGAACCCTAACTTGCTCTTAAAGTCAAAGTAAGCTTTGCCTAGTTTGTCAATATCTATATCGAGCTTGTGTGTTGAATAATGTTTCATACACTTATTTAGGACTTGCCAAATGGTCTAAATATTGATAGTATAGACAAATGGAAAATTTTATAAAAGTATATGATGACGTATTGGCGCCAGACATTTGTAAACAGATAATCGAAAAGTTTGAAATCAATAAAGACCAACAAGAAGAAACAATCTTAAAAGGTCACCGTTCATTTAAAGAAATACAACTCAATAAGTTTGATGATTGGAAACCAATCGTTGATGGTCTTTACACGACCTTTAAATCAAGAATCGGCACATATGCAAAAGAAGTAGGTATCACTCCCACACAATGGCCAAAACAATATGGCTTTGAGGCAATACGTATGAAACGATATGAGCCCAATGATATTGATGAGTTTAAAGAACACGTAGATGTTGGTGACTACGATTCAGCAAGAAGGTTTTTAGTATTCTTTTTATATTTGGATTCAAACAAAGAGGGGGCGACATCCTTTTCTAACTTTGATATTGCTATCAAACCTAAAGCAGGAAGGTTATTGATGTTTCCACCAACTTGGACCTATCTACATACAGGACACAAACCAATAGATAAAAACAAATACATCATTGGCTCGTATCTTCACTATATTTAATCTAATCCCATTCTTTTACGAAATTCAACAAGGGCGTTATTCTCTTGGTCTTCTTCTTTGAGTATTTCCGAATCCGAAGAGTCCGCCACTTTATTATATACTAAACCAATTATAACAAGTATTAGTATTATAGAGGGGCCGATAAGTATTTCTACCGACATAGAGATTATTTAGACATTAACGAGTCGCCAAATATGCTATAAACAAGACACCACAGAGTATCATTGCTCCTAATATCAGAATACAAACTCCCTCTATGATACTACGCTTTAATTCTCTTTTACGATAAACTTCTTGTTCACGTTGTTTTTTTAACTTACGTCTTAATTCAATCATTTCATTATAGATATTAGGTCCATATGCGTAAGTAATCAGAGTACGTAATTCCTTTTCCTGTTCTTGTATCTTTTGTCTATTCATAGTAATGTCGAGAGCCATCTTTTCGATACTCCCTTTCATCAATAGTTTAGATACACCGCCAGCACTATTGACTTCTCTTTCTGCGTAGTTAAAATCTGATACTGCACCGTACCAACGAGAAAGAGAATTTGTCATACTCTCTAAATCATTACCGAACGCAATGCCTTTTTTGATGAGATTAAATGCTGAGGTCGCCGTTGCGACTGCCGTAATTGGGTCTAACATTGTAGTGGTGTCCTGAATAGTGAGTGATATGTCCACTACTATTTAGAATACAACTGATAGGATATGAATGATATGGAAAACTTTATTTAACTTTGTGGGATCCAAGGACCTTTGGTTCCTGAAGTCTCAACACCGACTATGTATAATAGTTTAGTCCTAGAAGTGCTGTGACAAATAAGAAAACCAACCAAAGAAGGCCTTTGATAAGAAAGAACCAAAAGCCTAATCGTATGATTTTGTTGGTCAGAGCCTTAATATTCTGTGGGCGAACCATTTAAGAAACCTTTTAATATGACCATTGACCCAATTATTCATAAAGTATCTAAAGAAACGTACTACAATCAGAATAGGTGAATTGAGAACATCAAACGCAATCAGTCCAATATCTACTGTTAAGTCAATCCAATGGTCTACTGTTGACCACTTTTTGAGTCTTTGTAATCGAGTGAGTTTAACCTCTTTTGAGGCTTTTACTTTCCTAGGCAATTTTTTATCCTCCAAAAAAAATTCTAGTTTAATGTATAGTTATTTATTGGAAACAAGACTGGTCGTTTTTTCTGATACGTCCTATAAGTATGCTGGATGTTATTGCATTTGTAGTCTAGCGAATCACTTTGCTTTTTTAATAGCGTTTTCTCTGGTGGTTTTTTGAGTTAGTTCAAGTCTATTCTATTGGCTGTCACAGTAAACGTCTGACCTCTGTGGTTGACTGACTTGGTCGTATTAGATGTCTTGGTGCCTGATACCGTTTCTGACAGGTTGCCTCTTACGTCTAGGTTGTAGTTGCCATTGACTTTCATATTGTAATCACCATTTACATTGGTATTAAACGTCCCATCTTTGACCACAAGATTTAGGTTGCCTTTGTCCACCTGTATGTTAATATTGGCGTTAGGCCCAACCTGGATATCATAGTGGTTGTCCAATGCTCCGTCTTTGTTAATGTATAACTTATGACGGCCACCTATGGTCAAATCTGATTTGCCTTCAATTAATGCTTGCCTTTTACCATAAACTATGTTATAATGGTCGCCTTTTATAATATCGGTCTGTGTACCATCTGGTGATATTTCATATGACGTGCCTGTTCTATGTGCCTCGTATATTCTCTCTGACCCTTTGGTGTCATCATATTCTTTTATATGGCCACTCTCTGATTCGTATACGTGATTGTAAGGGTAAGTTGCATTGTAAGGAATAGACGGCTGACTCCAAGTATCGCCATCTGAAGCGGCAATCTCTGTTGCCTCGTGGTCTTGTAATGAGACCAAATCAAAGTCTGCTGTTGGTATGCCGGTCACCCTTGATAACTTACGCAACTCTAAACTTAAATGCGGTTGACTACCATTGACCGCCAACCTATTTACATCCACCTCATCCTTATAACGAGGGTATATACCATTAGGGTCATAGAAACCTTTAGAGGGAGAAGATAACTCACTTGGTTTACCAGGTAAAGAACCTAATATCATAGGCTCTTGACAGTCTGTGCCGTCTCTAAAGTAACCAAACACCCACGAACCCTCTACAAGAAAACTCGGAGATTGCCCAAGGCCAGATATTCCTGCTGATGTGACTGGCAGGATACATTGCGACCAAGGTAAGTCTGCTGTCGGTAAAACGGTCTTGTCCTGCGTATGGATGCCAAGAGTACGCACCTTCACTCGGCCAAGTTTCTGTGGGTCTTGACGGTCTTCAACTACACCGTTAAACCAAATGAAGTCGTTAAATCCTAAAAAGTTATTGTCTCTGCTCATATTTTTTCCGATACTGCTCGCCTTTTAATACGCTAACTATACGCATTTATCGACCATTTAATTAATCCTTACGCACACCACCTAGATAGTTTACTGTTTGCTTATCTTTCTTGTCCATCAACGCTTTTACTCTACGCAAAGGCGAGTTTAAGACCCTTATAACCTTCTTTAGGCGGTCTGAAAGTTTGTCTTGTAAATAATAGAATACCGTAGTTTTCTCTATCAATTCGCCCTTATAGAACCTCTGAAGCTTCTCATATTCTCTCTTATTGTCGGTTGCTGAGCGTATATCCTGTTTTACCTCATTCATTAATTCGTATATCTTGCCTAACATATCTTATCTATTGCCTTTCACGGTGGTTTGTGTTATATTATTTAGATGAAGTCTCTCGGTCTTGTGTGTTCTACTCATTTTCATTGATATGTTCGTTATATGTTCTTCTTTTGGCCATTCTTCGTGAAAGTACCTTATCTCTTTACACGCCGGACTCTCGGATTCTCTGTTTTTTCTGTTAGACATATACATCTCCATAGAATTCTTTGTATTGTTCTTCATATAGATTATAATTGGTGATTGTCCCTTTACCTACGTTGGATAATGCTTCTTCCTCTGTCGGATACGCACTCCTAACGCTATCTTTGAAGCATTTGATGACCATTTCGTGGTTCTGCGTCTCTACATTGACCATATGTTTGATTGCCATTATCAAATATCTACCACTTGTATATGGGTTGTTCTCTTCTTGTTCTCCCGGCCCTACTGGTCGCATAAGTGGTGTGGTAAATGTAATGACATCACCTGCTGTCAACAATGTATTACCATATACTAATAGTGATAGATTTGAATTACGCATACCTTGTTTCATACTGATTCTTGCTGATAAGCCTGAAGTTTCACCACGGTTTTCATAATCATTGTGTATCTTGGTTGTGGCACTCTTGACCATTAATTTACTATCAAACATTTGTGTTAAAGGTTTTCTTGTGTCATCATATTCTACGTTCTCTGGATATAATAGACCTGCCTCTCTTCTCATTTCCATATGGGGTTGTTTCTTACCCTTTTCATTATAATCATATGTTGAAGTGGTGATTGTCTTGTTAAAGGCGTCGTGTGAAATCGTCTTACTTGCATATAAACCATTAAAGATATTATCAAGTGTGTTAACAGGCATATCATACTCATATTTGATTACATTTGATAATCTACGTTCTATGTCTTTCAATTCTGGTGATTTTGGATTGTCTGTGATAGATGAAATCAATGAGGTGTATTTCCATTTCGGGGTCACCTCACTACCAATTTGGCCTATTGCCATCATACTTGCGACACTTCTAAAATAATACCCTTGACTTGTCTCATAGAAAAGATAACCTGCATTTTCAGGATAGTTTTTAGGAATAGCACTCTTAGCAAGAAGTTGTATTGCTTGATAAGGATTTAAATTAGGTATCACAATCTTTGTGTTTGTTCCTGTTGGCTCAAAGTAAAATGGTTTCTCTGACTTCAGGTAATTACGTAATATATCAGCAACACCTTGTTCTACTGGTCCTGTGTATGCCTTACTAATTTTGGTAATAGAATTACGATACATTTCAGGCGAACAAAAGAATATCTGATACAGTTGTGCCTTATCGGTATCGGGGTCTCTT